ACATCAAAGAAAATCAAGTTTATACCGTGCAAGAGGGTAGTGAGCTTGAGGTACAACTTATGGCAGATGGCTTTGAGGAATTGGTGGAAGATGGTGGCGAGCTTGAAACACCAAAGGAAACTAAGGATAAAGGTAAAGAATAATGGCTAAGTATAAAGCAATTAAGAACCTAATTTTAAAGACACCTGGTATTTATGTGACAGAGGGAGAATTTGTTGAGCTTGAACCGAATTATGCCGATCAAGTCAATAAAGACCTCAAGCAAACATTTCCAGATGTCAATGCAGTTTTAGAGCTTGTAGAAGATGTGCCCACACAATTTGAGCAAGTTGAATAAATAAGGGGTGGCAACACCCTTTATTTTTAAGGGAGGTTACGCATGACTTATTTGACACAAAAGGAGTTCGATGAGCTAGATTTTGATGAAGTTACAGACTTTGAAAAATTGGCAAAACGGGCAAAGATAGCGATTGACCTATACACTAACGGTATTTATCAGAAAGGCATTGACTTTGAAAAAGAAATTGCCTATCGGAAAAATGCTGTTAAGCTTGCTATGGCTTTTCAAATCGCCTATCTCGATTCATCTGGCATTATGTCAGCAGATGACAAACAGCTAGCCAATAGTGTCTCTATTGGCCGTACATCAATCTCTTATAGCACCTCACGAAGCACATCAGCAGGTCAGCAATTTAATTTGTCTATGGATGCTGAAAATGCTTTGAGACAAGCCGGCTTTAGCCTAGTTGTTGGAGTTGTATATGATCGATAAGCGACTATTAAAAGGGATTGACAAGCGTTTGTTAAAGGATGTCATAACTATAAAGAAAGTAACTGGCAAAAATGATTATGGGGATGAAGTATATTCAGAACCGTTGACTATTAAAAATGTACGTTTTGATAGATCAGTGGGGGCATCTGGTAATCATAACTCAAAATCTGGCACAGGAAATTCAAAATCAAGGCAAAAACAAGGGGTTATATACCTCTATCCATCCCTTTCTTTTGTGACAGCCGATGATAATTGGATGGGTGCAAAAGTAAACGATGGGATAAGAGATTACACAATTAATGGATATCAAACTAACTATTATGATGGTAAGATATTCAGTCAAGAAATTGAGGTGATCTAATGAGTATTGCTATTAAAGTTGACTTGCAAAGAGCCAAACAGAAACTTTCGAGCGAATCCATGACAAGAGGAAAGATTGCAGTCGCTAGCAAAATCTTGCTAGATAATGAGCAATATATCCCCTTACGAGGAGGAGATTTAAGAGCTTCTGGCCGAATCGTTGGACAGGGTGATGCTGTTGTTTATGGCACAGTTTATGCTAGGGCACAATTTTACGGTTCAAATGGTATTGTCACCTTTAGGAGATATACCACTCCAGGGACAGGAAAACGATGGGATCAAGTTGCTACTCGCAATCATGCCGAAGAATGGGCTAGAGAATTTGTGAAAGGGATGGGGCTTTGATGCGAGAGAATGACTTTCAAAATGTACTTTTAAAGCATATCAAGACTTTAAATTTACCAATTCAACCACGCTTTGATTATTTTGAGGATGACAAAGATGACCTGGTTATCAATCAGATACCAGGCGGAAAAGTGGACAGAGAGTATATGGATGGTACACAAGAAGTTTCTTTGCCGTTTGAAATTGCTGTAAAGGCAAAAAAGAACACAGTAGCCAATGACACTATCTGGTTAGTCACATCAGAACTATCAAAGATAGACTTAGTTTTGCCAAGTGACAATAATTCTTATGAATATATGGGAATGGAAGTCAGCAGGCCTGCCATGAAAGGTAAGGATGAGCAAGGCTATTATTATTACACAATTGAAATTGTGGCGAAAATCGTAATAGAGAGGAAAAAACAATGACAAGACAAAAAAACGCCCTACGTGGCCATTTTGTAGCTCCGTACAACGGAGGAACTGAACCATCAACAGAAGATGCATGGTTGGAACTTGCTAAATGGATTTCAGACGTATCAGATGATACAGATGAGAAAACAGATGACCAAGCATACTACGATGGTGATGGAGTTGAAGAAACAACCGTAGTCAGCGTAAAAGGTGCTTATACCTTTGAGGGTACTTACGATCCAGACGATAAAGCACAAGCCCTTATTGCTAGCATGAAGTACAAAACAGGGGATGACCGTAAGCTATGGCACAAGGTTGTTTCTTCTGATAAGAAAAAACAATGGGTGGGAGCTGCAACTGCAACAGAAATCAAAGCAGGTTCTGGCGCTGCCTCTGACTATGAGGCGTTTGGATGTAAGCTTTCTTACAACTCAACGCCAAAAGAAACAGGTATTGGGTAATAACTTTTGATAAGGGCGGGCATTGAGCCTTGCCCTTTTTAACAACAGAAAAAGGAGTAGAGACATGACAGATATTCAGATTGAACTAAAACGTACAGGATTTCCAGTAAAAATCGGAGAAGTAGAGCTATGGTTTGATACAAGTCAAGAGAGCTTAATGCGATTTTATGATATGGAAGAAGAACTCCAACGTCGCCTTGTCCAATATGAATTAGATGTGGTATCTGCAAATATCAATAACAAAATTGAGCGTGATGGAGTAACTAAAGAAGTAGTTGCTGGCGCTATTGAACTAGAGAAGAAACAGCTTGAAATTCAATACGATCTTGTTTTTGGGGATGGCACTTTTGACAAGCTTTATTCTGTATATCCAGACTATAAAGCCCTAAATAACGCCCTAGAACAAGCCTCAATCATGTTGCATGACAAGCTAGGAGAACTTGCTGAGCAACACAAAACAGTAGTGAAAGAGCGTGCTAGTCACTATTTAAACAAGGGAAAAGTCACTCCAGTCAAGAACAACAAGAAACACAAAAAGAATAAAAAGAAATAGCTAGGTAAAAATTATGTCTATGAAATTAAATGATGCTTTAATCACAAATTTTTCTATTGCTGATAAGGAGTATGACATAGACTTGTCTTTTAATAAGGTTCTGGATGTCTTTGAAATCTTGAAAGAGGAGGAAATGACGCATCTAGAACAAGCTCAGTTGATTGTCCATTTGCTAACTGGCCAAGAATTATACGACATCAAAGAGGTTGTGGATTGTTGGATTTACATAAAAGAGCATTTTTTAGAAATCGAAAAAGAAACGGTTCAGTATGATTTGTTAGGTAATCCAATGCCAAAGGCAAAAGATGAAGAAGAACACGAAAAATTGATTGATTTTGAACAAGATGCAGAATACATTTACGCTAGTTTTTTGCAAGCTTATGGCATCAATCTTTTGAAAGTTCAAAATAAGTTGACATGGACAGAATTTAAGGCGCTTTTGAACGCTTTACCGGACAACACAATCATGCAACAGATTATGGAAATCCGAGCATGGAAACCAGAATATGGTGGGGATAAGAATAAAATGCGAAAATTACAAGCTAAATATAGTTTAGGAAAGGAGGGAGAAGATAATGGCTGATGGAAAAGTTACCATCGTTGTAGACGTTGATGGCAATAAAGTCAAGGTTCTAAACGATGAGTTAGATAAAACGGCACAGAAAGGTGATAGAGGGAGTAGCTCCCTAAAGAAATTTGCGGTAGGTAGTGCAGTTTTCCAACTTGCCGCTAAAGGCGCTGAACTTTTGGGAGAGGCTTTAGGAGGCGCTATTCAGCGTTTTGATACCCTTGAAAGTTATCCACGAGTGATGAAAGCAATGGGACACAGTACCGAGGATGTAACACGCTCAACTAAAAAGCTTGCTAATGGGATTGAGGGTTTGCCTACTACTTTAAATGAAGTGGTAGGTACAGCTCAACGCCTTACCTCGATTACTGGCGATATAAACAAATCAACAGATTTAACACTTGCTCTTAATAATGCCTTTCTTGCCTCTGGATCGTCTAGTGCTGATGCAAGCCGTGGTTTACAACAGTTTAGCCAAATGTTATCAGCTGGTAAGGTTGATATGCAAAGCTGGAAAACATTACAGGAAACCATGCCCTATGCTTTGCAAAAGACTGCTGAATCATTCGGTTTTGCTGGTCAATCTGCTCAGAATGATTTCTATTCTGCATTAAAAGAGGGGCGTATCACTTTCGACCAATTTTCAAGCAAATTGGTTGAATTGAATGGTGGCGTTGGTGGTTTTGCTGAACTTGCTAAATCTAATAGCAAAGGGATTCAGACCTCTTTTGGCAACTTGAAAAACGCAGTTGTTAAAGGTGTAGCGAATACGATCAAGGCTCTTGACGATTTGACAAAGGCAGCAACAGGTAAGACGATTGCTGAGAACTTTGATGCATTGAAAGTAATCATCAATGCCGCTTTTGGTGTGATTGTCAATGTTATTAAGGCTAGTACACCTATTTTTCAGACCTTGTTTAGTGTTTTGAGTTCTGGGATTTCTGTAATCTTATCTTTGAAGCCAGTTTTGGATGGTTTATCAGTTGCATTAGTAACTATGCGTGTCGCTAACGACACTATAACTGCGACAAAAAACTTAATTAATACCTGGGAAACATTCAAAACAACAGCCACAGGAGCGATTCAGATCATCAATCTAATGACCGCTGCGCAGGCTACTTGTGGTTCGGTAACAAAAGCTCAAATGGTTGCAAATCTGGCAAATAATGGAGCTTTAACAGCGTCTAATTTGCTTTATGGTGTTTTAACTGGCGCTATTAGTTTGCAAACTGCTGCAACTATTACCGCGACTGCTGCAACGACAGCATTTAAAGCAGCATTGACAGCCTTAACTGGTCCGATTGGTTGGGTTGTTACTGGTGTAGGTCTTGCTGTTGGGGCATTGGTAGGGTTGTGGCAATGGCTGACTGCTGAAAGTGAAGAAACAAAACGCCTTAAATCGGAACAAGAGGAGTTAGTCAAGAGTACGGATCAATTAACAGATTCTGTTAAACAAAGTGCACAAGAACGTCAAAAAAATCTTGAATCTGTAAAAGGTAATACAGAATCTTATCAAAAATTGGCTGACGAAATTGTCCAGTTATCACAAAAGACAAATAAGACAGCAGCTGAAAAGACAAACCTCAAGAAAAAGATTGATGCTTTGAATGCCTCTGTTAGTGGCTTGAATCTAGTTTATGACAAAAATACCGATTCTTTGTCTCATAACAGCGACCAAATCAAAGCTAGAATCTCAGCGATGGAGGCAGAATCAACATGGGCGGCAACCCAAAAGAATCTGTTAGAGATTGAGCAGAAACGTGCTGAGGTAGGCGAACAACTGAAGCAGATAGCTGAACAACGCAAAAAATGGAATGAAGAGTCCAATGTTAGTGATAGCGCTAGAAAAGAAAAACTTCAAGAACTCAATGACAAGGAAACAGAGCTTAAAAATATTCAAACAGAATTGCAAACTGAGTACGAAAAAACCTCTCAAGTTCAACAGGCGGCATCTGAGGCAATGGCGACAGCTGCTGAAAATGGGTCTAATCGACAAGTTATATCATATGAAGGTATGTCTAAAGCGCAACAAAAAGCAATCGATGACATGCGTACCAAATACAATGAGTTGCTTGAAACCACAACGAACATGTTTGATCAGATACAAATGAAGTCAGCTATTAGTGTCGATGAAATGATTGCCAACCTCCAAAAAAACCAAGAAGCGGTCAATAATTGGGCGACAAACCTCAATACACTAGCCGAACGCGGAGTAAATGAGGGGATTTTGGCTAAATTGCAACAGATGGGGCCTCAAGGTGGGTTGTACGTTCAAGAACTTGTCAACGCCTCAGATGAAAAATTGGCAACATTGAACGAAGTCTTTACTCAAGGTGGTGAGTCAGCTATGAATGGCTTAACTGCTGGTATGGATACTGGTGCTTTGGGTATCACAGACAAGATCAAGGGCATTGTACAAAGTCAAGTATCGAGTTTGCAAGAGGAAATTGCAGCTGCTGACTTCCCTGGAAAAGGGGAAAATATTCCTGAAGGCGTTGGTAATGGTATTAAAGCTGGAGCTAAAATTGCAAGTGAAGCTTCTAAAAACATGGCTAATAATATAAAAGAATCCTTTACAAGTGAAATGGATATCCATTCTCCATCCCGTGTATTTAACGAATACGGAGGTTTTATCACTACTGGGTTAGCTGAGGGGATAGATAAAGGTACCAATCAACCTGTATCATCTGTTACTAACTTAGCCAATCAAATTAAGAAACCATTTGATGGTTTGCAGAGTGATTTCACATACATTGGTGAAATGGCGATGTCTGGTCTTAATGCAGGGCTTTGGAGTGGTGCTGGTGCTGTTATGGAAACAGCAAATAGTATTGCTGCTCGTATCAAATCAACAATACAGAGTGCCTTGGATATCCATAGTCCATCTCGTGTTATGCGTGATGAAATCGGACGTTTTATTCCTCAAGGTATTGCTGTTGGTATTGAAGCGGATGCTGGCGTTGTTAGAAGGACAATGTTGCGATTAAAAGAAAGCATGATGATTGATACTAGACCAGAAATTGCACTTGGTTTAAATAAGAAACTAGGTGCTCAAGTGACTGTTAAGCAAAGTAGTAAGCAGACAATAGCTGAGAAAATCAAGGTCACTATGGACAAGTCTAGCGAATTGCTTGAAAAGGCGCTAGATGTGGCAGAAACGGCTGCAAAACGCCCAGCGCAAATGGTTCTTAACGATGGAACTCTAGTAGCTAAAACAAGTGACAAGTTCGCTAGACAACAATCTGAGCAACTAAGACGAGATAACAGAATGAAAGGGATATTGACATGACAAAGATAATGACTTTCAACGGCGTTGATATGTCTAAGTTTTTTCGAATAACCGATATTATCCGCCCGATTGGTAACAAGAGGAGCGTGTCAACCGATAACGCCCCTCTTTTGGGGGTAAATATCCAACAGGTAAAGATTGGTGAAAAAGAGCATACTATCAAGTTTACAATGATGGCGACAGATGGGCGTGCTATGGAACAATTAAAACATGAGCTTGCAGGCGTTCTAAATGTGCTAGAACCAGTAAAAATCACGTATGGAGATGAACCTGATAAATATTACCTAGGATTTCCAGTTGATGACGTTACAACAGATAATATCGCTAGATGGTTACAACGTTCAGAGATTAAGTTTTTGATTCCAGACGGTGTAGCCCATAGCTCAGCTTATAAGAATTTCAATAGCGATTCAAATGAACAAACTACAACCAATAAAATGGTTTTTGACTTAGTAAACAATGGGACGGTTGAGGCCTTTCCAATTATCAGAGTTAAGCATAATGCTGAAAATGGATATATAGGTCTTGTCAATAATAATACGGCTTTTGAGATGGGAAACCGTGAGGAGGCTGATACTGAAACAGTAAAGCGCTCTGAGGTCTTGCTTGACTTTCGAGGCGACAAAATCGCTCAAGGGTTGACGCAAGCAGTAAAAAATAGCTCAGTGACTAATGGTTCAGAGAATTTAATTGGGACATCGGAGCTAATTACAACAGGCAGTAAGAAACGTGTCAAATTAAGAGAACAGTTTAGCGGAACATATAATAAAAGCTATTCAACAGGCTTATCATGGGAGATACCAGCTGACTCAACAGGTCAAAAAGGCTCTCTAAATGATTATATTTTTTGTAAATTAGTCTATCAACTTGAGTCAATAGCTCAATGTGGCTTTATCAAGGTGGCTGTATCTGATACAGCAGGTCAGTTTTTGTATGGGGTTGAAACTTACAAGAGATATAACGGTCTATATTGTGGATTTAATGTCTTTGCCACTAATAATAACGGAGATTATAACTTTCTCAATACTTTGGATTTTGACTCATCTAGCGATAGCAATAGAAATCCTTTTACATTATCAAGAGGACAGTTTGAAATTAAGCGAAATGATGAGAAAATCCAAGTTTACTACAACGGTTCATACTATAATTTTGTCGTCCCTGAAATCAGGGGCAAAAAGTCAGCTAAAATCCATGTCACGATAGGTGGCTTTCACGGAAAGCCAATCATCCCTCACTTATATCTTGATGAGTTGATGTATCGTAAGGACTTTGTGCAAGCATCAAGAGACATTCCTAATCGCTATCCTATCGGTTCAAATGTTGTAATTAACAGTGAAGATGATACGGTCTATATTGACGGAATCGCTAAAGCTGGAGAGGTTGTCGATGGCTCACAATGGCTATCTATACCGCCTGGAAATTCTAAACTTGAGATGTATTTTTCAAGTTTTATAAAGAAAAAACCGACAGTGACAATCGAATTTGAAGAAAGGTGGCTATAATGCTCTTAACAATTCATGATGCAAATTTACAAAAGGTTGCTTTTGTCGATAACAGCAAGCAAAGCACACTTAACTTTTACAACGATACCTGGACTAGAGGTTTACAAACAGGATCATCCACTTTTGAATTCACTGTATTTAAAAAGTCTATCAAGTCAGACACTCCAACCCAAAAAGCCTATTCTTATCTGAATGAACGGGCGTGGGTATCTTTCAAATATCATGACAAGAGCTTTATTTTCAACGTTATGCAGGTTGAAGAAAACGAGCAAACAATCAAATGCTATTGCGAAAACCTCAATCTTGAGCTTATCAATGAGATAACCAACCCTTACAAGGCTACAAAGGCTATGAGCTTTGCTGAATATTGTGAGGCTATGGGCTTGTTAAACTATACTCACCTATCCATCGGCATCAATGAAATTTCAGATTACAAGCGTACTCTGGAATGGGAGGGGCAAGAAACCAAACTGGCCCGTCTATTAAGCCTAGCCAAACGCTTTGATGCTGAGATTGAATTTGATACACAGTTAAACGCTGACAGTACAATTAAGAAATTCGCTATCAATGTCTATCATGAAAACGATGACAACCATCAAGGCGTAGGCCGTATCAGAAACGATATACAGTTAAAATATGGCAAAAATATTAATTCTATCACTAGAAAAGTTGATAAAACTGGCATTTTTAACTTAATCAAACCAACAGGAAAAAGACGAGTTAAAAATAATAAAGGTGAGGAAGTTGAAGAAGTTGTTACAATAAGTGGTCTTGACGAGTGGAAAAAGTATAACAAGGATGGAATTTGTGAATTTTATCAATTAGGAGCTCATCTTGTTGCACCTATCTCTATGCAGCTATATCCATCAACATTCACACATTCAACAGGTGAACTAGACCAGTACACAAGAAAAGATTTTTCTTACGATACTGACGATCCAAAAGAATTGCGACGTCTAGCATACAATGAACTGAAAAAACATTGTTATCCAGCAATCACTTATGAAGTCGATGGCTTTGTCGATGTTGAAATCGGCGATACAGTCAAAATTCATGATTCAGGATTCAATCCTTTGCTGGTAGTTCAAGCACGAGTTACTGAACAGAAAATCAGCTTTTCAAATCCAGCAAGTAACAAAACAGTATTTTCAAACTTTAAAGCCTTTGAAAATCAGTTATCAGACGGAATACAAGAGGCTCTTGAGCGCTTATTTGAGCAGTCTAAACCTTACATTATCAAGCTATCTACTAGCAATGGAATCATCTTTAAAAATCAAGCTGGTGAAAGTGTTATCACTCCTACACTATATAAGGGTGGGAAATTAATAACCGCTGGCGTGAGCTGGAGATGGTCTTTAAATGGGATTGTAACAACTGGTCAGACATACACAGCTAGAGGTAGAGATGTTTCTGGCGTAATCACATTGACTGTTGCAGCTTACATAGACAATGAAGAAGTCGCAGTTGACGAAATCTCACTAGTAAATGTATCCGATGGTAAGAATGGCCAAAAGGGCGACAAGGGAGACCAAGGTTCCAAAGGTGACAGAGGAGAAAAAGGAGAGCGTGGGGAACGTGGACTTCAAGGAGAACGAGGCTTACAAGGTATCCAAGGTTTGCAAGGTCCGAAAGGTGACCAAGGTATCCCTGGAGTTAGAGGAGCGGACGGCCGTACACAGTACACGCATATGGCTTATGCTGATAACGCTGCTGGTGGAGGGTTCAGCCAAACCAACACTGACAAGGCTTATGTGGGTGTCTATGTTGATTACAACTCAACTGACAGCGTCAATCCTGCTGACTATCGATGGACGAGATGGCGTGGTCAGGATGGTGCTGATGGATTACCAGGTAAAGCTGGAGCAGATGGAAGAACACCGTATGTTCACTTTGCTTATTCTGACAATGCGGATGGTTCTGGTTTAACAATGACAGATAACGGGCAGCGTTATTTTGGTCATTATTCAGATTATGAGAAGCTTGATAGTTCAGATAAAACGAAGTACAAATGGGCTGATCGTTGGGCTAAAGTTGAGGTTGGTGGAAGGAATCTCTTTCTTAATTCACTATTCAAACGTAGTCTAAGAGAGCGATACTCAACTTACTTTTTAGATGATAGTCAGGAGCAAACACAAGGACAGCTTACCTTAAGCATAGATACTAATAGCAAATTCAGAGGAGCTAATACTTTGAAAATTGTATCTACTTATAACGGTAAGGCGACTAATCAAAAAGTTACGTTTAGAACCGGTGGGGATACACGTTTGGGCACCGCTGACGAGATGAAAAATAAATCTGTTCGTTTCAGTTTTTGGGCAAAATCTACTGTCAATAATACGAATTTTCAAGCTAGAGCAGGGTATAGAAATACTATGCAAGGTGTCTCGCTGACTACGGATTGGAAATTTTATGACATCGAGTTGACGAAAAAAGAAAATTCCAATGCAAGTAATGATCTGATTTTACACATATTTACCGCCGCAACTGTCTGGATTGCCTTTCCAAAAGTAGAGGTAGGAACAGTCTCTACAGACTTTTCAGAAGCTCCCGAAGATGTTCAGAGGGATATAGACTCTAAAGCCGACCAAGGGCTAACTCAAGAACAGCTCAACGCTCTCAATGAGAAAGCTGGAATTATCCAAGCTGAGCTTGAGGCCAAGGCTAGCGCTGACACGCTTGATAACTGGATAAAGGCTTACAAGGACTTTGTTAAGGCCAACGAGACAGCGAGGGCGCAAGCTGAGAAAGATTTGATTTCAGCTAGTCAGCGTGTTTCTAACATTGCTAAGGATCTTGGAGAATTATCTGACCGCTGGAATTTCATTGATACTTATATGAGCTCTAGTAATGAGGGTCTTATCATTGGTAAGAACGATGGTAGCTCTAGTATGATGTTCAACCCTAATGGCCGTATTTCTATGTTTAGCGCTGGTGTAGAGGTTATGTACATCAGTCAAGGAGTAATCCACATTGAAAACGGGATTTTCTCTAAAACTATCCAAATTGGACGTTTTAGAGAGGAACAGTATCATATCAACCCTGACATGAATGTCATCAGGTATGTAGGTTAAAAGGAGGAAAAAATGGCCAAGTTTAGTAATTCAAGTGGGAGCTTGTATCTCAATGTCTATGTAGAACAGGGCTCTCAGAGTATCACAGCTAACACCTCAACCGTTAACTGGCGGATGACAGTTAGTAGGACAGGCGCCTATTACACTTATAACCATCAAGGAGACAGTACGTTGTCTCTCAATTTAGACGGTAGTAACGTGCATTACAGCTATCCGACGTGGGAGACATCAGGCGAGGAGTACACTCTTGCTAGTGGCTCAAGCACAATCAGCCACAATGCAGACGGGACTAAAACGCTCCCTATTTCTTGTACGTTCAATCCTAATAATGGCTTGCATGGAACTATCACAGTATCAGCAAGCCTTAGCCTGACGACTATACCACGCTCTAGCTCTGTAAGCGTGAGCGCTGGAGTTATTGGTAGTTCGGTTACTATCAATATTAACCGTCAAAGTTCAAGCTTCAAGCATACGGTGCGCTATTCATGGGCAGGTAAGTCAGGGACGATTGCAACGAATGTAGACACATCCACAGCGTGGATGATCCCTCTCGACTTTGCAAACGACATTCCCAACTCATCGAGCGGAACGGGGATAATCTACGTTGATACTTATTCAGGCTCTACTAAGACAGGCACACAGTCAGCCCCATTCACGGCAAGCGTGCCAGCTAATCTCAAGCCTACATTTTCAGGTATCACATTGTCAGATTTGAACTCTGCAGCACAGAACCTTATCCCAAGCGGCAACACGTTCATTCAGGTAATCTCTAATATAAAGGTTGCTTTTAATGGCGCAGCTGGTTCTTACAGCTCATCCATCACTGGATACTATGCTGAGATTGTCGGCAAAAACCAATCCACAAGCTCAAACGGTGGAAGTCTTGGCATTATGAACTATAACGGCACCATCAAAATCAGAGCGAGCGTGTCTGATAGTCGTGGCCGTTGGTCTGATGCTAGAGAGGTATCCGTGACCGTGCTTGAGTATTTTGCCCCTGCTTTGAGTTTTGGCATAGCAAGAACAGGTTCAACATCTAGCACATTGACGGTCACAAGAAATGCCAAGATTGCACCTCTGACAGTATCAGGGAGTCAAAAGAACTCAATGAGCTTGACTTTCAAAGTTGCAAGACTTGGTACTACTAATTTTCAAGCGGATACAGGACAAGCTACTGGAGCATGGACAAGTATCTCAAGTCTAGTCAATTCACAAGCTAATCTTGCAGGTAATTATCTAGCTAATCAGTCATGGGTTGTCATAGGCACGTTAGAGGACAAATTCACACGGTCTGATTTCATGGTCAACGTGGCCACAGAGAGCGTAGTCTTGTCTTATGACAGGTCAGGAGTTGGGGTCAACAAAATTCGTGAGCAGGGCGCTCTTGATGTCAAGGGCAACATCTACGCAGACAACAAGCCCATTCAGCAACATCAGTTGACAAAAAATGGAGGAAGCTCCTTGAGCGCTGAGATTGATTGGAATAATTACACAGATTCAGGTCAATACATGGGTTATAATCTATCAAACTCTCCTCAAGGGGGCAATGGTTGGAAACATGTGCAGGTCTTTAAATACAATGATAACTGGGTAGTGCAAGTAGCTTATGATTTCGGAGGCGAGATAGGAGCCGTTAGAGCTAAAACTAATGGAACATGGAGGCCTTGGAAGTATCTTGCTACGAAAGATGATGTTCAAAAATACACTCAAGGTACACCTTGGCAGAATCTTCCTCTACAAAATGGGTGGCAACATCATCAACAGTACAATAATGTACAATATTCTAAGTCGTTCGATGGAGTGGTGTATTTGCGTGGAGTTGGGACGAAAGGAAAGACAGCTTACGGAACGGTTATAGCTCAATTACCAGTGGGATTTAGACCGTTACATTCAACTTACGTTTTTGCGCTCAACGATGATTTTACAGTCGCGGTTTTATGTATTTTAACATCGGGAGAAATAGTTGTAAAAAATGTGTTAGTAGCACCTGTAAAAACTGAAGACGTTCTAAATATAGTCAATTTAACTGGTAAAAAGGCTGAATACCAGCTAGGAATACCTAAGAGCGATAAGAACACTTGGGAAAATAGAGAAGTTGTATTTTTCGGTAAAAAGTGGAGAACCATTGGTATTCCTCAAGAGGGTATTGAGTCAATGATTCCGTTAAGTTGGAATAGGAAAATAATGGTAGAACGTTATGAGTAAAAAGTTCGAATTAAACTATAGCGGTGTAGCCGAACTGATGAAGAGTTCAGTTATGATTGAAGTACTGAGAGATAAGGCTCGAGGTATTCAAGAAGCAGCAGGAGACGGATATGAAGTCAGTTCATATGTAGGTAAGAACAGGGCGAACGTGAGTGTTAAAACTAAGACAAAAAAAGCTATTAGAGATAACAACAAAAATAATACTTTACTAAAGGCGATGCGACAATGATAGAACTTATTGTCAAAAGATATCTATCAAAATTACTTGATATACCTATCGTTTTTGAACATCAAAAAAATCTACCTAAACAATTCATTGTTATTCAAAAAACAAGTGGAAAAAGAGAAAACTTTTTAAATTCTTCAACAATAGCTATTCAAAGTTATGGAGCTTCAATGTTTGAAGCTGCTAAATTAAACGAAAAAATAAAAAATCTAATGTACAACTTGATATCTGTAGATGAAGTCTCAAAAGTCAGTTTAAACAGTGATTATAATCACACTGATCTTGAAACTAAAGAATATAGATATCAAGCCGTATTTGATATTCATCATTATTAAAATATAAAGGAGATAAACAATGGCAGACGTAACAAAAGTAACTTCGGCAAAACCTAAGATTGGTGGGGCTATTTATTCTGCACCACTAGGAACAGTACTTCCTACTGATGCAACTACAGATTTAAACGAAGCATTCAAAGCACTAGGATATATTTCAGAAGACGGACTAACTAATGAAAACACAGCTAGTACTGAGAACATAAAAGCGTGGGGAGGAGATATCGTTGACACTGTGCAAACAGAAAAAACAGATAAATTCACTTACACTTTAATTGAATCATTAAATATTGATGTGTTAAAAGAAATCTACGGAAAAGACAACGTAGAAGGAGATATTGGAACGGGTATCACAATTAAAGCAAACACTAAAGAATTAGTGCAACACTCA